ATGCAAAGAAAGGGAGGGCTGTAATCAGACCCCCCGGGGGTATCAAATTTTTATATCATCTTCAGAGTCTTCGAGGAAAGTGAGGTCCTCCTCATAATCAGCGGGTTTAGGAACAAGCTTCAAGTTTCCAAAGATGTTTTGTTCCAGAATTGAAGAAACAGCAACTGACCAAGCATGTTCATAGTCTTCTATCGATGCAGAAGTGAGCATTGGCATTAGTGTTGCAATGTAAGACTCAAGATTGTAACCATGACTAATGTCCCACTCACGCCAAAGGTCATACTGAGTCCAAGGATCGAATGGATTGTCTTCGGTAGTTAACATGAGTAGTCTCCTTTCTTTATAGGATAGAGATAGGATTGGCTAGGTTCATAGTCCATAGCTATACCTATTCCCTTTGCGGTAGGCACACAAGAACAGTAGGGTTTGAGAACCCACTAAACTATTCGTTCTTGATCTTCCCAATAGTTGTTGGACTGACCCCTAAAGTTTCAGCAACTTGAGAGATTGTGTAACCATTTGCAAGTAACGCCTTGGCTTTGTTCTTTCTAGCGTCAGTCATAACTTTGTTAGGACGTGGTGTGGCTAGTGTCTTAAGCTGGGCGTCATCCATAAAGGATACCAGTTCTTTTAATAACGTACCCGATACAGCATTAGCTTGTACTGCATCCCATTCATCATCAGTGATTGTGACAGGGTTCCTGCCTGTACCAAGCTGGGCGCGAGCCTTGTTCAGGGCTTGGTGCTTGATCCGGGAGATGTCATCCTTCTTCAAGACTTCGTCTTCAGATCGTCGAGCAATCTCAGCTTTACTTGATACTTCAGCCATACGTTGTGCTTGTCTCTCTTTGATACGATTAATCTTAACTTGATTAACTTTCTCTTTCATTGACAAGACTTCTGATGCATAGATCTTAGCAGCCTTAGGATCACGGGCTGGCATCCTGATATCCGCTGACTCAGCGTCTACCCGTTTCTTATATGCCTTTAATTCATTTACGTAGTCCGCATAATGATGCTCCGTTTTTGTAGCGTTAGGCCCTAAGAATATGTTCGCATCCTCCACCATATTTACAAGATATGTTTCTTTTTTATTTCGCCACACCATTTTTGTTTTACCAGTGCTTGATTTTGGATCCGGCACTTCTACCTGGTACCCGTCAGTTATGACGGTTTGTTTATGGCGGGATATAATTGTGGAGGCCGATGTATATTTAGCATCCGGATTTAAATCTTTTTTAAGTGTATCTGGATCGACTACCCTATCAATTTTCCTAGTCTTAGGATTATATCTTTCCAGCTCACCGTATTTAATTCTATCGACGTGTGTCATATACCGCTTCATCAATGCATCGATGCCGTTCTCTTCAGCAGACCGCTTATAATTAAGCTTATGTTTTTCTGCGTCGATTACAACCATTGAGTGTTTTACGGCACGCGCAATCTCACTCGTTGGTGCACCCTGCAATGTCATATCTGTAATGAGGTTAGAAACGACCCCCATTAAAGTTTGCTGGTATTTCTTTTCGATAGGCTTAAATGTTCCCGGCTTATCTTGATACATATTAGGATCAAAGTTAGCCAGCTCTTTTAAGCTGTTAGCTGTCTTAAACTTCCCTTTATTATTAGGAATAAGATATACTGTATCCCCATCAAAGTCAGCCCCTGACATTTTAGCAGCGACCTTAGGGTGGATACCCACAGCATCAGGACTGTTCTTAGATATCATTTTACGAGCGACACTGTTATTATTTACAGTGAGCTCAGGCATTTCAAATCGACCCCCATGAGGATATCGAACAAGAACTACACGTTCCCCGTTTTTATAATTAGGAGCATAGATTTCATTCTCCTTCATATCAGGAACAGGTAAGATAACATGCCCCTGAAATCCTTTAGGAGCTGCCGCTTTCATATGTACCTGCTTAGATTCCAGATCAGATGAAAATGAATCCAATAATTGTTTTCTAATTACCGGGTTATTTACTTTCTTGATACTGTCATACTCATCATCGATTTGTTTTAGAGTAGCCTTCAAACGTTCATGAACAACAGTCGTAGGTTGTTTGGATAGGAATTGTGAGGATAAAGTCTTAGACCAGTTAGCCCAGTCACCTTCCTCATTTACAATATTAACAGACCCAATTTCTGCAACCTTATTACCATGTCTATCAGTAACCCCTTTTTTATATACAGGATTTCCTTTAGAATCGACAAGAACATTCTGACGTTTTACTGTAGCACCGAACGGGTTAGGTCCATCGATAGGTGCGCCACCATCAGGATTCTTTTTCAAAGGTTTTAATACATCTTGAGGCGCCTTATCTTTTGTTTTATTGGTATTGAATATGATATCGGTACCCTTTGGAACGTCTTTAAACATTTCCTCAGTACCATATAAAGCCATACCCTTAAGATAATGCGTATCACCTACAGCAATACGGACCTGTGCATAAGATGCTTTACCTAAATTAAGATCTTTTACACCAGGGCGTAGGAACATAGCTCCATCCATTGTGGATCCGTCATCATTTGTACCATGACCACGCTGTCCTTCGGGGATTGCATAGCGAATATGTACACGATCCCACCCAATAGACTTGGGACGTTCCATTTGTTGGAACATTCTACTATCTCCATCGATAGCAAACTCCTCAACAGGACGGATTTTATCCATGTTTTTATAGATATCTTTCCGTTCGACCCCCGCTTTTGTCAATACTTTGACTGGAGTGGAGTTATTTTTGTCTGTAACCTGGGCAATTCGGAGGCTATGGACCTCATAATCACCAGATTCAACCAGTGCATTTAGTCCAGCTTTGAGTTTTTCCTTGGAAATACCCATCTGAACCTCGACTCCTTTACCCACATCCACGTATTTTGACCGTTTTACAGCGTCTTTTAACGAGTCTGCAACCGCTTCAGTCTGTACTCTTTGAGCTCGAGAGGACTTATTTGGGTTGTTCATTTCGTCAATATAGTTGCGAACAGTCTGCCCAGTAGTACCAATTTCCTTAGCAATATCGTCTATAATTTTGCCTTCGGCCTGCAATTTTGCAATCCGTTGCATATTATATTCCTTCAATTCCTCTTTGGCAATCGTTACTTTTGAGCGATAAGTTGTGGTTGAAAGTCCCATTTGTTTTGCAATTTCGTTGTCGGAAAGACCCCGTTTTTTGAGCTCATCCCGCTCTTCGATGAACTTATAGTTCTTCGGTAAATGCAATAATGGGTCCCAAGGATAACGACCAGAACGTCTTTTTACCCCATAATGTTTGAGGATAATTTCTCGTCCTTCATCAGAAAGTTGACTTAAATCGTCCATGATTTCGTCTTCATTTTCGAAGACATTTTTGAAATCCAATGCAAAACCCTCCTCAAAATAATAAAAATCGTGCATTTTACAGCACGTCATTTAAGGCCCCTAGCAGGCCCGTAGAGCGATTTTAGCACAAAGTGGAACTATTTACCGACTATATGCTTAAAACGCCGTAGAGCGCAAATATGAGCCTCTCAGGCCTATTCTAGCCATTTTGTTTCTAGAAATCTCGAAAAATCATAAAAATCACAACATTTTATCCTATTCCCAATTGGATATCGATATGAATTCTAAACCGCACACAATTTTAAATATGCAAGTTCAGACTCAAGTTAATAACTTTTTACATAACCTATTTTAACCGCTTAACAGCAAAAATGTAACGTAGAAAATATGAAAAGGTCCATAAAATGAATATGGGTTGTTGTCGATTGGAAACTATTGGACGAACCGCTCGACAAGAAATCATGAAAAAATGTAATGTAGGGAGTAAAAAATCTTCTTTTCGATTATGTATTATGAAGTTCAAAAATATATTTATAAGGAGGTAAATACTATGCCAGCACTAACCGACGCAAATCTCGCATATAAAATTATGTGCAGTTTGGAACTCATATAAAATATCCACTCCAAAATAAAAGGTTGTGATATATAACCCGATTTCTTAAAAATCTTAAAATTTATAGAAATCTACGAAAATCCGAGAAAAATCTCTAAAAACTTTAATAAATATGTTTTCCCCACAATCCCACGGTTTTTTCAGAAACTTTTTATATATATTGATTAAAAAACCTTATTTATTTAGGTAATTTTATATATTTATATTATAGTTCCCGTACGCGCGAGATTATTAAAAAATAATATAATATATATATAATTTAAGACAATATATAAATATGCATAATATACCACAATAAACACATATAATCTTAATTAATATATTTAAAAGTTTTCTGAAAAAACCGTGGGATTTTGGGGAAAACCTCTTTATTTTAGCAAAAATAGGCCAAAAATAGGCCAAAATGACCCCTTTTTTCCAAATTTGCCCCTGACAAGCTTTTTAATTTTCCCCACATTCAACTTGGGGATTTATAGAAAAACTTGGGGAAAACTTGGGGAAAAGACCAAAATCACCAAAGTTCCGGGACTTTTGATCCGACTTTTGATCCACTTTTTAAGCACTGAAAAACCTCTAAAAAATATGCAAAAATAGGCCTAAATTTACTCATACATTATAGCAAAAAAGGGCCCAAAAAAGTGGATCAAAAGTCGGATCAAAAGTAGGTCAAATGTGGGGAAATGGGCCAAAAATGGGCAAAATCCCCAAGTTTTTTGCTCTATCCCCAACTTTTTTTTGGGGAAAATTGGGGAAAATCACGACTTTTGATCCACTTTTGTCAGGGGCAAATTAGCGATTTTGTTCAAAAACTGTAGAATTTTACACATTTATCCTACCATTTTGACCCTTACCAGAACCTAAATGGTCTGATTTCGGCTTCTTTTTCATCAATAATCTTGCTCATTTCCTTAATATGTGACATAATCCAACCGATATTACCATCATTTTCACCATCAATTCGGGCTTTATCGGCCGTTGTGACCTGTTCAGTGAAGCCATTTCCTTGATACAACCGTTGAATAATGGTAATTTTCTTAGGATTTACGTTGTATTCTAAGCAAAATAGAGCAGCATAGATGTCCAATTGTTTAAATGAAGGCTTAGAAACACCGGTTTTGAGGTCATAAATGAGCAGAACCTTGTTATCAGCGTCCCATTTTATACCATCAGCAGTGCCAAAACAGTTATCTGAGTAGTATAATAACACCTCAGATGACATACCTTCACGTATACAATCATTAACAAACATGTTTAGAGCCTTCTTTTTAGGCGCAAGCTCTGTTTTTGACTTAATAAGTTGCGACGCCATCTCATGTAGGGCTGTCCCACGAGCAACATTTTGCTTGTTCTCATAGGATTTAGCCATCTTATCCGAGTCATATCCCAACCAAGAGTAACCTGATGGGGATAAAAATGCGTGTTTACCTACTAAGTTCCAGTGTGGTATCCATTCCATTGATTAGCGTCCTCCGATTTTTAAGTTTCTAATAATAGCAACCGTCTCTTTTAGTATACCTAAAGATAAATCAAAGGTCCGTGGTTTAAAAACACTATCAATATAATGATACACGTTAGCCTTATCACCAATCCCAATCGCATCATAGTTAGATAGGCTAAGTTGAGAATAACCGTTAGACAAGAGCTCCTGTCTTGCTTCTGCGATTGTGTAGAATGTCATAACTTCACCTGCAGGATATGGGCCTGAATATAGTTCAGTCATTGTACCGCCTGTGAAATAATGTTTAAGTTCGATAATAACCATTATATAGCTCCTTTAACATATATAATAGAAGAAAGTAATCTATTTTCCACCAACCTGGAAATATAGATTTGGGTCTAAACCGAAGAATTCACACATATACCATATAACCTGGCGTTCATTTTCAGGATAAATGAATGCAGTAAAGGTATCCTTGCCAAATTTCTCGATGTAATAACCTTGATTCGGACGTTTCTTAGCCGTAGCTGAGCGTTTAACCTCCAGTAAAGCGTACTGAGAGCCGCATAGAACGATTAAATCAGGCATCCCTTGTATTGACCCAGGGTCTGTCTTAGCGACCAGCAGAAGCCCTCTATAGGCCTCTCTGAGCCTTTTAACGACCATCTTTTGGAAATCAGCTTCCAATCTCGACGCCATATAACCAGTCCTCCTCAAGCTTTTCAATTTGCATATCAATAGGAACAAAACCTTGTTTCTTAGCCCAAGCGGCCTCTGTAAACCGTTTCTTATCTCGTACAGCCTTAAGGATATCTTTATCAACTTTAGAAAGAGAGGTGATATAAGTATAGTGTAAGTCTCTGTACGGGGTATTAGTCCGATCTATCCGACCTTCCGCCTGTTCCATTTTCCTAAATGAATAATTAACTGAGTAAAATAGGATAGAATCTGTAGTAGTACAGTTCCATCCCTCAGCACCGGCCGTGTATTGCACGAGATATATCCATTCATCAGTAGATGGGATATGCTCATGTTTAAGGCCGTTCCATTCTTTGTACAGTAGGTTGTTGCGTTCACAAATATCCTTTAATATATCCAACTCATAGTTGAAGTTATAGAAGACGATAAGCCGTTTATGTGTCTTAATTAGGTGTTCGGCTATACGAATTCTATCAGGATCTGTGTTCACGATACGTCGAACGAGCTGGGTATACTCAGCAATATTCAATATAGGCTCGTCTGTGAATGGGTTCCATCTTGTGTTAGCCAAATCCAATAAGGCTTTAGAGTCGAATTCGGCATATACATAATCTCTATGACGAGTTGTCTGACGACTATCGCCCATAGGTACTATGATTTGGTTCCTGTATTTCTCAAGAACAGCAGTACCTGTGTAGCGTTTGACCTTAGGGAATTTGACATACGGATCCCAAACCACATGACGAGAAACGAACTCAGTCTTATTACGGTAGAACTTATTAGCGATGAAGACAGGCATATAGTCCATCCATACATCACCAGGGGTCGCTGAGAGCAATATCCATTTGTTATCGTTCCAAGCAGTCTTAATGAAGCATTTACCCCATTTCCCATAACCTACAACCCTCTGCTCGTCAAAAATAAAAACACTGTTAGATATATTATAGTACTTCTCAATGTTTTGCCATGAGTCTACTATATAATTATGTATCCCACAATTTTCCAGAGATTGTTGCCAGTCGGGTTTTTCTGCACCTTTCTCAATCAAGTCCCGCTTCATAGCAGTAGTGATGACGATCAAAGGTCTTTCTTCCGTAAAAAAATCGACTCCGTATTGGGAGGCGGCCCAGAATATAGACGTATATGTCTTACCTGAACCAACACCTCCCATTAATATAGAGCCGGATTTGAGTTTAGAGCAAGCTTCATATTGCTCGGGCTTCAAGGTTATCTTCCCAAGTTTTTTGGGAATCATTATTATAAGTAGTTAATATCGCGTTCAAACTCTTCCATATGTGGTGCAAGTTCTGGATCGATATCATCTAGGTAGATATAAAGCTTCTTAACATAAGCCTTGATACCAGAGTTAGATCCAACTGTCCAGTGATATGGGTTAAGGATAAGGTTTGCACGAGCACCAGGTGTGACATTGTCAAGCATAGCAAGTTGCTCAACGTCGTCTGGCTGTACAATAGTACCTTGACCGTTGTTAACTAGGACAATTTTAATCCATGGTTGAACCGTAGGGCCATTAGACAAAGTTACAGGCAAGAAGATTTTGCCATTAGGCTGATCTTCAGACGGGAATTTAACATTCCAACCTTGTGCCGCTAGTTCAGCACCGACTTCAGGATCTAGTCGGGCAGAGAATTCACGAGAACCAAGTTTGTTATGGTCTGTAACACGTCCCCCAAAGTTAGGGAAGATAACGCGAACGTTTTCAAGTGTAAGTTGTTGTGTATTTGCCATGATTTTTTCTCCTTTTCTAGCAAATAAATTAGTTAAGCGATAGAGAGAGTGGTATATAATAGTAGAAAAATACGTCTAATATTTTACCTATAATATATGAGTATAAAACTCTCCATCTCACTCCCTCTATTAAGAGCTTTGTAATAAGTTACAGATTTATTATAGTAAAAATGGGGTACATCAAGATACTATTCTGGTCTTTTGAAGTTGAATTTAGGTAAATAGAAGCGCTGAGTCGTCTCATAGTTAACCCTATCCTCAATTTCCTTAGACAGAATGTTGGTATTCTTTAGCAAGTTTTCATAAACCTCACTAACATGCCAACTTATCTGGCGAGCCGTGTCGTTGTCAATAAGGAAATAGTCAAAATCCGTCTTAACCCCAGGCAGGTCAGCGGTGAAAATGATGTCCTCCTTATGCTTGACAAACTCCAGTATTTCGTCACGGTGTTCGGTGTAGTAGTCTGGTCTGCATAGTAGCTTCATTGTATCATACCTTCTTTTTTCAGTTCAAGCATAGCACTAACAATGTCAAATACAATATCCATTTGTGATGATGGGAGGATACTATTATTATATCGTTCATAATATAAAGCATATACAAGCAAAGGAACATTTAGGCTAATTTCGGATAAGTCCGAGACACATGAAATTGTGACTATGGATGACTTTACAATATTAGGTAATAGCGTAGGGATAGATAACCCGTATTTCTCTGCGTAGCGACTGAATGTATCATATGTACAATCTGTAATACGGCAGAAGATCTCAGCAGAATTCTTGGTAGCATTCTCAATTTCTTTTGCACACTCTTCAAGGAAAGGGCTAAGGATCTCAGCAATAGTATCCGCGCCTTCCTCATCAATCTTGATTGTAAGAGCACCATCACGCTCGATTTTAAGACTATCCCAGGCTTCTTTATCCATACGGAATTCAAAAGGGCTTTCTGGCTTCTTACCATGCGCTTCTTCGTGAGTCATAGGATTAATTAGCGGACCTAAGTATTCACCAGTTTCAGGGTCATATATTTTAATGAACTTTGGTTTTTCTTTAGTCATATTAGACTTCCTATTCTAAGTAGTCGTTATAGACAATGATGGCAATTTCCTTAACATTATCAGTGACGTATTCCTCATCGACAACGTCCATAACAATTTGTTGCTCAATAATGTTAGGGATCTTATATAGATCGTTAGCGCTCATAGTAAACACCACAAGTGAGTTCCACCAATTATCAGCATAGTTTTCACTGATGAGCTCGATGATAATACCGCTTTCTTTTAGGCTAGCAACATAGCCCATGAGTAAATCATTTTCTCTATTAACCTGAGTCAGATTAACTTTGATAATATCATTTGACATTTTCTTCACCTTATCCTTCTTTGTAGTTTCATAAGTACAATAGTTGTCGTATCCCCGCTCTTTGATAGGACTGATAAGAAACTCACGTCCTTTATAAGCACCTACCCATAATTTATAAACCGACATAACCCATACAGCGAAGAGGTATACAATCAATCCACCTTTTAATAGAGGTAGGAAATGCGGGTTCCACATAAATAGCAGAACCAGTATTCCAATCAACCCCCAGAAGAAAGCAGTACACATAGTAAACGCTATAATGAATATCGCATGTTTTGTTGCTTTATCGCTCAAAGCAGTCTCCTCCATCTAATGTTAGAACCATTTATTATCACCAGTGTCGACTGTAGGTTTCATGATACGGACATCGAACTTGTAGTTCTCGTTACCGTCCTCTTGAATAAACACGTCGATAATAGGTTTATCCAAGTTATTAGCAATCCGAGCAATTGTGATAAGGTTCTTGGGCATATGCCTTACCCAGCTATCACGAGTAGCAATAAACACACAATCCATTTGGAACAGCTCCCAAAGGTCAGTTGCATCAAATCTGTAATGTGCACCTTTGACAATTTCATGCATGATCTTGTGTAGATCATCGATATAGTCTCTATCGTTCGCAGGGTCCATCATAAGAATATCAAACGCAGGTTCTAAGATATCCTTAATACTTCTACTGACCTCTTTAATTTCAGGTCGTTTTACTTTTCTGTTTTCTGTCATTTTACTCCGGCCAATCTAATTTAAATTGTTCGACTAGTTCATCCCTAGTCCCTTTATATGCAGTCACGCCTTTAGTCTGGTTGATGACAAAGACGTAATGGTCTCCTTCAATATCCGACTCAACAAAGTTCAACCAATCTGAGTTGTATGCGTATTTGAACGGATCGTCTATTGCTAACAATATAGCGACTCGTCCTTGATACCATTCGTTGTAGATGAATAACTCATCTTCGATAATATCTTTAGGCATACATGAACTGAGATAGGTAAACATCAGAGCTAATTGCTGAGCCTTAGTCAGGTAGCTCTTATTGAATTCCAGACGTTTCAGGACTTCCGAGAACCTGTTATAGACATTAACCAGCCCATAGTTCTCGAATATACTAAGTTCTTGGTATACTGAGAATGGTGAGCCGTTAGAGTTAATTAGCTTACAAGGTTCCTCAAGTTCTCTTACAGGCGGGGTATCGCCCTCCCTCAGGTCCACAAACAGTGATGTCAGTGCCATAATATACCCTAATAATAGGAAGAAACCGAAGATGAAACCAATACCCTTAAGTACAGCAAACTTCATTGCCAACCAGATGATCACCATAGTTGGTGCCATGTACATCATAGTCAAGATAACCATGATGAAGAAGAAATAGATATACTTAGCTGACTTTTCCATACTTATAATCCTCCAATCCTTCTAATACAATATCCTCGTGGTACCATTCGTTAGATTTCAACGGGATAGTCCGAAGACCGTTTGCCTTACGGATTTCATTGATCCGCTGACGGGCCATTGTCTCATGGTACTTGTATGCTCGGCTGTACTCAATACGAGTAATTTGAGAATACTCTGAGAACTCACGGAATTGATCATAGATAACACCGCGACGGTTCATATACATCGCGATACTATCCCATAGTGACTTAGCATATGAGCGTGGTCCCCATGCCTGCTTGAATACGCGTCCTTCAGAATTACGTACTTGTTCTACCATGTTAAACCTCCCAGTCTTCGTAGTGTAAGGATACAATTGACATAACCTTTTCTAAGTAGTATTTACCGAGAGTATCGTCTTCGCAAAGCGCATAAATATTATACGGATAGTTAAGTTTGATTCTAGCTTGTACTGTTAAATATATTAATTCGGGATTAGCGAATTTAACTTGAGATATTTTTCTCAATCCTTTTTTAAATACTCTAAATTGTTGGTGCTCAGTCTTGTTGAATTTAACATCCCAAGACTCTTCGTATTGCCGTTTGTATTCCTTGCTTGTGATGCTAGGATTTAGAAACTTGATCAGTTTCTTAGTGTTACGATATGGGCTGTACTCGTCATAGTTAGATTTAGATGGTACTGGATCAAACCCGTTCTCTTTACGGATATCGTTGAGACTCTTACATTCTTTTTTCTTATGTCGAGCTTTGAAAAATGGGATATCAGTTTTAACATCTGCCAAATTAAAAGATTTTTGACAACGGCATTTATTAAAGAAGAGACCTGTTACACCAATCTTGTTGAAACCCATATCATAAACCAAGTAGATCTTCTTACCTGCATCTACTAGTTTACTAGCACGTTTTTCCAATTTAATAAGTGAGTCATACATAGTTGGCGTCAATCGGCTAGGGACATCTGGATAGAAGATAAGTTGATCGTTTTCCCAAAGCTCATATACGTGAACTGCGTTAATACCTAGCTTATCTGCTACGATACTAAACACACGCAGGGTTAATGGGGATAAGGCTCTGTTACTACCGCCGTTGTAGTACAACCAATCTTGGTAGTCATTAAAAGCCTTATTGTCTAAAAAGGTTTTAGGATTTGCTACAATCGAACGAACGGCTGAGTTTAGTCCATCACGGTCTTTTTTAGATAGTGCGCTTGCAAAACTGTTTAATATTACTTCTCTAATCATTTGATACTCCTTTAAAAAAAAATAAGAGCTGGGTAAAAATACCCAAACTCCTATTCTTCAGAAATAATAATTCCTTCATCTTCCTTTTTGCCGAATTTATTTGAAATCCAACGTTTAGCTTTTCCATAAGCTCCGGAATGTGATAGCAACTTGTGCCCGATAAACAGACCACAACCGATCGCGATGTATTTACCAACGTGAGATGCGCCTTCTTTAACTTCAGCAGCATGTTCTTCTTGAACAGAATGCCAAAGCTCAACAGCTTCATCTTGTTCCATTGGTTTAATACATGCTCGATAGTTGTTCTCTGAATCCCAGAACAATCCATATGCTGTATCGTCTCCTTCTACTCCTGGAAACCATCCGTCGTATTCATAACGTTTTTCGTCGTTCATTTTATGAACCTCCTTATTCTTTCTATATAGTAAGCTGTAAAAATTAGACTACCAGATTATAGTAAACCTCAATCCAAGCTGTCCTGGCATATCAATATACTCCTCGAATACAGTTTTATACCAGAAACCTTGTATATGGATTAACCACAACCGGTAATCTTGGAATTTACGCTTGAACTGCTTTTGATCTTTAATATGATAAAACCACAAGGTCACACCGTCGACAGTACCGTCTTGTTTATGATTGTAGATTACATCATCAAAGACGTATTTAAGTTCTTTATATATACCTTTATCCATAATATCACCTACAATAGATATGTTGAGGGCATATGTAGATAGTAGCCGTTAATAGGGTGCTTCTTAATACTGATCTTAGCAGGGAAATCATGAACTGTAACGCCCCATTCGTCTGATGCAGATTGAGTTGTTAGAGCTTCTTTTCCTTCTGGGACCTTTTGCCAGATGCGGACGTAGTCTTTTACAGTCAAATAACCATAAGTCTTAGCATGCTCGTGCAATTTCTTATACAGGTCGATAAGCTGTAGTTTAGACCGCGAGTAAATAGTGCAGAATGTGATTAACTTGATTTCATCCATCTTACCACTCCTTAAACTCTTCAATATAATAATCTGATCCTAACGGTGCATTAGGTCCATAGTATTCAAAATACCCGTTACCTTTATTGTAGATAGTAAAGGGTTTCAATGCATGGGATTCAAACGGCTTGTCTGAGATATACCAACATAAACCATCTTTATCGCGATATACCTGCATGATAGCAGATACAGGGTTCATCACCCGACCATGTAATGAAGGACCTTTATGACATTTAAGAATGGTGTTCTCAATCGTAGGATGGGCGGCATAGATATAATACTTGTCAGTACCCAGGATAGACTGACATAGGTTGTCAATGAAGTCAGCTAGGGGCGGGACGTTATACGGCATAGTCTTACCTTGCATGTAGCACATAGTCTCAGCCATGCCTTTAATACTACCTACATGATGTCTAACAATCTCAACAACGTTATCTCGACCCCACATAGTCTTAAGACAGTTCGCACCACGATCGAGCTCTCCATCTGTTACGAATAATTCCATTTGTTTTGTTCCTTTAAAAAAAAAAA